ATGCTTAAGGTTGTGCGGCCTGTTGATGGCAAAGAAGTGGGCGAAACATTTACTGGCAGGCTAAACGACTACCGTTTGCAAATCAAACATGGGTCGATTGAGGTGATCTGATGGCCGTTCCTGTCAATAGCGTTTTACCTGTCATCAGCGGCACTGTTGAGGTCGGTTATACACTGACGGCAACAACTGGCACATGGTCGCCGACACCAACGAGCTTTGCTTTTCAGTGGCAGCGAGTCAACGACAGCATTGTTGATATTGCAGGCGCAACAAACAACCAATACATCATCACTGCCAACGACACAGGTTATACGCTCAGAGTTAAGGTTATCGCTACCAACAACAGCGGGGCATCATTGCCAGCCATTAGTGCTGAGACTGTAGAAATACCTGATGACTGGTTTATTGTTGAGGACGGTACTGCTAAGTCTGACGCTGTCAGCTATGCAACAATCAACTATGCAAACGATTACCATGCAAGGCGCGGCAATCAGGCTTGGGGAAACCTGAGCATAGGCGAGAAAAAAGCAGCAATGGTAAAGTCTGCTGAATACCTCGTTGAAAAGTACCGGATGAGATGGAAGGGCGAACGGGTAAGCACAACCCAATCACTAGACTGGCCGAGAAACTGGGTCGAGTATGCTGACTACCAGTTTATAACCCGCAACGGCGCACAGGTGATTGGCGGGTTTCTTTACTATCCAGCTAATGAAGTGCCAGAGGAAGTCAAAGCAGCACAGGCTGAACTTGCCTACGCAACGCTGACAGGTGTCCTATACGGTGAGCAAGGTCAAGTTGTTAAGCGGCAGAAGGTTGATGTGCTGGAAGTTGAATATGATCAATATAGTTTTCAGGGTCGCAGATTCCCTGCTGTAGATGGTCGGCTCGCTCCTTTGCTCGGCAATGTTCGTAATCAGGTAGTGCGAAAATGAGCTTTGACTATGTTGCCTTGCAAGCGGTATCGACAAGCCTGCTGACTCAAGCAGGGCAGTCTGTCACGCGCACAGTAGTGACTGTTGGCGCGTATGATCCGGCAACTGGTACTGCAACAACGACAACATCTACCAGCACAAGAAAGGGCGCACTGCTTAATTACAGCAAGACATCAGAGCAATACATTCGCGGCAACCTAGTCGAAATCAATGACAGGAAACTATTGCTCGATGCAACAGCGGCAGTGGCACTGACTGACATCTACACAATACAGGGTGAGCAGTATACGGTTGTTTCCATTAAGCCAACTAACCCAGCTGGCACAGATGTGCTGTTTGAATTGCATGTGAGGCTCTCGTGAGCTTTTCTTCTGACATGTCAAAGTGGTGTAAGCAGACAATGCCGCAGACAATGGAAAAGGTTGTGCGCCGAGTTGTTGTTGAGGTGGCTAACAGGGCAATCTTTAATTCGCCAGTTGGTGATCCTTCATACTGGATAAACCCGCCACCACCTGGTTACGCTGGCGGTCAGTTTAGAAGAAACTGGGTGTACGGCTTTAACTCGCCACCAGTGGGCTACATAAATGATATTGACCCATCAGGGCAAAAGACTCTTGCTGCTATAATGAGTTCGGCACATGGCAATGCTGGTGTGCATTACATTGCTAATAATGTGCCTTATGCCCAGCGAATTGAAAACGGTTGGTCAAGGCAAGCACCACAAGGCATTGTTGGCAGGATTGAACTTGAGTTACCTGAGATATTCACAAGGGCGGTGGCACAGGCATGAGTACGGTATCTATTCGCGCAGCACTGGAGGCAAGGCTGAACGGCATCACGCCAGCACTTGCTACGGCGTTTGAAAACGCGCCATTTAAGCCGCCTGCTGCTACGGTTCCGTATCAAATATGCAATGTGTTATTTGCCAGACCTGACAACACAGAAATCGGCAGGTCACATCAGGAATTGGGCTACATGCAAGTGCGCTTAATGTACCCAATGAACACAGGATCGTCAGCGGCGATGACCAGAGCAGAGCTTATACGCACGAACTTTGAAAGAGCGTCAACCGTTAGCAGTGGCGGGGTCACTGTCAACATAACCGAAACGCCGGAGATAGAAACAACCGGCATCGAAGACAACAGGTATACTGTGCTGGTGAAAATCAGATTCAGATCATTTATCCCAACGTGAGGTAAGCCATCATGGCGATTGCTCAAAAAATTGCTAAACGCACCACCATCCGCAAACAGACTGGGCTTGGCGTACCAGGCTCTGGCACTGGTCAAGTTCTGCGGCGAACGTCCAGTATCTTTACCGCAAGCCGTGACATGTACGGCAGCAACGAGATTCGCTCTGACCACCAGTCAAGCGGTCAAAACTACGGCCTTAAGTCAGCAGCAGGCACAATCAACGGTGAGTTGTCCTCGGCAACCTACCAGATACTCGTTGAAGCAATGCTTGAATCGGCATTTGCTGCCACAACGCCCTATGCTGCTGGCACTGATGTAACTCCTGCATCCGCTGGCACATTTACTGATGCTTCTGGCGGCTACCTGACTGCTGGTCTGAAGATTGGTGATGTCGGCAGATGGACAGGCTTCACATCAACGGCAGCAGCAAACAATGCCAAGAACTTCCTGATCACTGGCCTGACCGCAACCGTGATGACTGGTGTGTTTCTGAATGGTGATGCCATTGTCAGTGCATCAGCAGGCGACTCTGTTACCTTCACACTGCCAGGCAAGAAAGCAAAACCGCCATTGACTGGTCACACAAAGGATTATTTACAGGTTGAAGAATACTATTCTGACCTGACCGACTCTGATCTTTTTAGTGACATGATCGTTTCGGGATTAACCTTTGACCTGCCTGCAAGCGGCAACGCAACAATGTCAGCTACACTGGCTGGCCTGTCACGCGCACTGTCTGGCTCACAGGTAATGACCAGCCCAACTGCTGAAACGCAGACCGGCATCATTGCATCAATCAACGGTCGTATTTTCATCAATGGGACTGCAATTCCTGTGACTGCTGTGAATATACAGATTGCTAATGGTGCAGCACCAACAGGCGCAGAGATCGGCAGCAACGAGTCTGGTGATGTGTTCCGTAATCAGATCGTGGTGACTGGTCAGTTCATGGCAATGCTGCGTGACCAAACCCTTTCTGCGCTTTACGATGCAGAAACTGAAATTAGCCTGATTGTTGCTGCTGCTGCGGATGAGACTGACGCTGCTGACTTCATGGGCTTCTCAATACCGAAAATCCGAATCACTGGTGACTCACCAGATGATGGCGATGCAATCATGCGTACTTATCCTTTTAGTGCGCGACTGAACGTAGACGGCGGTGCTGCTTTGGCTTTTGACGAAACAACGATAGTTATACAGGATAGCGCAGTAGCTTAATATCCTGTAAAATAACAAGGCCGCAAAGTGATTCAGCACAATGCGGCCTTTGACCAAACCAATTGTTGAGGAATTGATATGGCTGGGTATAGCGTAACACAAAATGCAGGATGCTTAGAATGCGGCAGGAAAATTCAGGCTAGATCATTGTGCGCGATGCACTACTCTAGGTTGCAAAGAAGCGGCATTAAAGATCATAGGTATGCAAAAGGCACTCTTGCCGAAAGGCTTTGTGCGCTTGCTGTTAAGAATGAGTCAACCGGATGTATTGAATGGGTTTCAAACAAAAACAAAGCAGGGTACGGCAGGCTAAGCGTTGATAACAAGTTATGGCTTGCACATCGTGCCGCTTATTTTGATAAACATGGCGTTATACCAGATGGGATGCTTGTTTGTCACAGATGCGATAATCCGTCTTGCATAAATACCGATCATTTGTATTTGGGAACTGACTTTGACAACATGAAAGATAAGGTTCACAAAAAGCGTCATTCTTACGGGAGCAAAAGCCCAGTTGCCAAGCTAACAGAAAAGCAGGTTATTATGATAAGAAGCGACAATAGATTACAGACGGAAATTGCAAACGATTACGGCATCACAAAAAGTGCTGTTTCTGCAATTAAAGTAAGGAAAAACTGGGCGCACATTGCCTAAACCGAGTACCTGCCGTCCTGCCAACTAGTCCTCGCGGACTAGCGGCGGGGCGGTAAGGGCATTAAACCAAACCGCGAGGATATACTGATGAAAGATAAAAAAACTTTATCGCTAGACGAATTTGATGTTGGCACACGATCAAACGAAGGTGTTGAAATTGAATTGCGTCACCCTGTCACGAGTGATGATCTGGGCATATTTGTTACTGTTGTTGGGCGTTATTCTGAAACCTATCAGTCGGCAGTGCGGGAAATATCTTCCCAATCTATTAAAGGCGCAGCCACTAAAAAGAAAAAGGTTGAACCTATTACTGACGCTATAGAAAAAGGTGTGCGTCTGTTGGCTCTTTGCACAATTAGCTGGCGCACTGATGATAAGCCTACGATTAACTTTCACGGCGCAGAACATCCGTACAGTGTGGATGCTGCCGTTGATTTGTACACATCTAAGTCGCTGCCGTGGGTAAAAGAGCAAATTGATTCGGCAATTCACAGCAACGCAAATTTTATGAAGCCCTGATTCAAGGGCTTGCAAGCTACGCTAAATCCGAAATTGATCTATCAACGCCACAAGATGACGGGCAATCGCTGCGGGTGCATTTAGAAAGCCTGCGGCGACAGACCGGCGAAACGCCTGACCTGTTAGCAGAAGCAGTGCCAGAGCCTGAGATGACTGGCTATTTGTGGGGCTATTACTGCCTGATAAGACAAGGCATGGACAGAAAGTCATTAAGACCAATGGCAGCGCAAGATGTACAGGATTTCTGTTGGTTTTATGCTGTAGAATTAGAGCTATGGGAGCGCATTGCTCTAAAACAGATTGACGCTGTTTATATGGAGGCATCAAGTGACTGACGTTACTTTACAAATTAAGGTCGATAGCACAGATGTCACCAAAGCTAAAAAGTCACTCGATGATTTGGCTTCTGCAAGTGCTTCAGCGACAACATCAACGGACAGGCTCTCTGACACTACCAGTGAGCTTGGCTCGTCTGCAAAAGCCGCAGGCAATGAAGTCGATGCTAACACTAAAAAAATCGACAATTCATACAAGACAATGGGCGGCAGTGTTGCCAGCAGTATAGGCAAGGTTGTCGCTGCACTTGGTCTGATGCAGGTCGGCAGAATGTTTGCTGACACTGTGATGGAAACTGAAAAGCTCAGGGGCGCACTAACTACGATGACCGGCAGCACAGCAAATGCTGCTGCTGCATTTGAAAACCTTACCAAGTTTGCCAGTGAAACACCTTTCACCCTTGACCAATCTGTCAACGCATTTATTAAACTTAAGGCACTAGGGCTTGACCCGTCAGAACGCGCATTGCAGTCATACGGCAATACTGCTTCCGCTATGGGCAAAGACATGATGCAGATGATCGAGGCGGTAGCAGATGCCTCGACAGGCGAGTTTGAGCGACTCAAAGAGTTTGGTATAAAAGCTAAATCTGAAGGTGATAATGTTGCGCTGACATTTCAAGGCGTGACAACCACAATCGGCAAAAACTCTGAAGAAATACAAGCATATTTGCTGGCAATTGGTGAAGTCCAGTTTGCCGGTGCGATGGAAAACCAGATGCAGCGGTTGCCAGGTCTTATGAGCAACCTGCAAGATAATATTGATGGCCTATTTAGAAAACTTGGCGACAGCGGCGGGATAAACCTATTTGGCAAAGCTATAAGTCTTGCCTCTGGTGCTGTTCTTTTGCTCACTGATAACCTCGACCTGATAGGCACTGCGCTGGGTGCTGCCGGTGCTGCTTTTGCTGTTTTGGCTGCGCCTGCTGCCATTTTGGGCGGCATTGCAATGATTCAGAAAGCAGTCATAGCAATGAATGCTGCCATCCTTGCAAACCCAATTGCTCTTGTTGCTGCGGCAATAGGTGCTGCGGCTTTTGTTATATACAAGCACTGGGACACAATAACTGATGCGGCAGAAAAGTCTGCGTTGGCGGTAGAAATTGCGTTTGCAAAGTTAAAGCTGTTTTTGATGGATACATTCTCACCTATCCTGACAGACATAAGCGGCATGTTTACAAGCGCAAGGAATACTGCGGTTGCAACAATGGAGGCAATCTCTGCTGCTGCCAAGAACCCAACAAGTGCGATTGAAACATTCAACACAACCTTTGATAACACACTCACCAGGTTAGTAGCTGGACAAACAGAAACCGCTGTTTTCTCTGGGGCTATTTCACAAACCCGCGCATCTATCGTGCAGATGGAACAACGGTTGACGGAAATGAACACAACAACTGCTGACTCTGTTTCTGTGTTAACGGATGCTGCTACAGCTACAGATACTGCAACACTTGCGGTTGAGGAAATGACTGTTGCTGAAGATGATCTGACGCTTGCCATTATGGCTAAAATTACTGAGCTTGAAGCAGAAAGAGAGGCACTGCACCTGTCTGAGCGTGAGTTGTTTATTCTCAATGCTACCAAATTGAAAGGCGTTGAACTTACCGCAGAGCAGTCTGTTGGAATACGAGACGCAGCAGCCGCATTGTTTGATGAACGTGAGCAGATGAAGGAAAACGAAAAAGCGCAAAAGGCTATTAATGATGCGCGAGAAAAAGGCATAGAGTTTACCAAAAACTTAATTATCGAAAACGGCCGAGAAGAAATACAGCTTGTTTTGAACGAGCGTCAACAAGCTATTTACAACGCTGTGATGCGTGACGGCATTACGCTGACCGGCGACCAGATGAAAGCTATTGAATCATCTATAAACTCGCTCTATGACCAAAGGGATGCAACGGCAGCGGTTACGGCAGAGGCAGAGCGCAATAAAGGCTCTATTGAGTTATGGACAAAGCTATCTACCGCAGGCTCAGAACAACGAGCCGCAGCAGAGGTAGCAGCACAGAAGAAGCAAGAAGAAGCAATCGCCAGAACACATGAATACCTGACCACAAGTTTTATCGACATTTTCAATAACGGCAAAAACGCTTTTGACAATATCGCCAAAGCATTCAGCACGATGATCCAGCGCATGCTTGCTGAATGGGCTGCGTCTAAGTTGATGAATCTCATTGGGATGGGAGATGGAACTGCTGTTGCTAACCCATTTGCAGCACTTGGCTCTGCGTTTACAAATGCAATAAGCGGTGGCGGAGGTGGTGCAACTGGGACTGTAGCAAACGCTGCGGCTTCAAAAGTTGCGTCTAGCATTGTCGGTGGCAGCGGTGGCTCTTTGTTGGCGGCTGGAGGCCAATTTGCTAGTGGTCTAACAGGAAGCGCAGTTGGAGCTGGGTCTGCGCTGGCTGGACCACCTACGGCTGCTGCTGCTGCGGGAAGTGGAGTTGTTGCATCTATAGGCGCAGGCGTTAAGGCTGTAGGCTCTGCAATCTCTGGCGGGGCATCTGCTGCTGGTGCTTTTGTAATGGCTAACCCTTTACTGGCTGCGGCTGCACTTGCTGCTGCTGCGGCTGCTGCACTTGCTAAAAAGCCAACAACCTCTAGCAACGCTGGCCTGTTGATTCACGATGCGCCTGGTGCATCTGCTGACAGAAAGTTTGCTGTTGATGCCTTTGCCTCTGGCTTTGCTCCTGTTGGCTTTGCAAGGCGCGAAGATCAAGCGTCAGCAAATGAAGTGATTGATGTTTTCAGAAAATACGATGCCTCACTGACTGAAATAGCAAAAGCCGCTGGACTGAATGTTAACTTCAGCAACAATCCTTTTGGCGGCTTTGATGAAAAGGGTCAGGGCAATGGCCTGTTCTTAGGCACAGCAGCAGAGGAAGGCAAGGGCGTAACATCTGCGCCAATCTCTGAGCAACTGACACAGTTTACAAAGCAGTGGGTCGAGGCTCTTGGCGGTCAGGTATCGCCTGCTGATAGAGAGTTCCTGTTATCCTCTGGCTCTGCTGATGTCTTGTTGGAAAGGGCTGCAACGCTTGGTCAGGCTGAACGCGGAAGGTTAGATGGAATAGGTTTCGGCGGTATTAGAAATGTTCCGTTTAACGGTTTCAGGGCTGAGTTGCACAAAGGCGAAGAAGTATTAACTGCTAGTGACCCGCGCAACCGCAACAACGGGGGCATGATGAGCGAAATGCGTGATATGCTAACCGAAATGCGTAACATGGCTTTTTACACCAAACGCACAGCAGACTTGTTGCTGCGGGTAACGCGTGATGGTGACTCACTTGTAACGGTGGCAGCATGAAAGTAATCCCGCCCATTGCGATAACATCAATCACATCTAGCACAGTGCCAGAGGAAGTTGCAGCAACGTATAACGCTGGGACAACCTATGCCATTGGTGCGCTGGTCGGCCTTGCATCTGTCTACGGTGATCCGCAAACGGTCTGGCGGTCAAAGCAAAACGGCAATGTCGGGCAAGCACTAGCAGACGGAGCGTGGTGGCAGAATGCCGGTATCGTTTATCCAATCTACGCATCAGGTTCAACCTGCGGCGTGGGCGGCATAGTAACTGACCTTGCCAACCATGATCTTTATCAATCGCTGGTTGCTGCTAACACTGGCAACCCGTTGACCGACACCACAAAATGGAAGTATATCGGCAAAACTAACCGCTTCCGCTTGTTTGACTACGATAGAAACAATCGCACTAGTGTGCCTTTGACATTTACTGTTGTTTTCGCACCAGGCAAACGAATCGACAGTATCTGTCTCGATGGCATACAGGCTAACTCCTACACAGTGACAGTGACCAGTGTGCTGGGTGGCGGCACTATCTTTACCTCAACAGGAAGTTTGAATACTCGAATTGTTCGCACATGGTATGAACACCTGACAGTGCCATTCACAACGCAAAAGAGCTTAAACTTTTTCAACATCCCACCTTATACAGACTGCATCGTCACAGTTACATTGACTGCAACAACGGGCAACGCTGAACTAGCTGCGCTCGGTGTTGGGCGTGAAGTAGCATTTGGTAAAACGCAATACAGTGCAATCAGCGACATTTTGAACTTTTCCACTGTTGACCGAGACGATGAAGGTAATGCAATTCTTGTCAAAAGAAGGAATATCCCGAAAAGCAGGCAGACTGTTTTCTGTGATAAAATTGCGGTCAATAAAATCATTGAGACTAGAGACCTGCTGAACGCAGAGCCTGCCTTTTGGTACGGAATAGACAATGCAAGTGACGGTTACTTTGAAGCAGTTTCAATGCTTGGCTACTACCGCGATTTCAGTATCAACCTGCAATACCCTGAAAACGTAATTTTGAATTTTGAGCTGGAGCGCGTCTGATGACTACAATTTCGCAAACGATACCGAGTTTAGGCTCACCACCTCTAACAACTGATCCGGTCAACTTTGATACACGCGCAGACACTTTATACGGTACATCGCTTCCTGCGGTGATCACTGCAACCAATACTTGGTCAGGGCAAGCAAACACTGTCGCTGGTGAGGTCAACACTAACGCAACTAACGCCCAGACGGCTGCAAACACTGCAACAGGAGCATCTGCTGCGGCTGTTGCTGCGGTTAATGCAACGCAGTGGGTCAGCGGTCAAGCATATCTTACTGGCGCGGTTGTTTGGTCGCCGATAAATTATCTGTCTTATCGCGCAACCACAAACACCAGCGGTACAACTGACCCAAGTGCGTCTGCTGATTGGACATCCCTTAATTTTTCACTTTCTGCCGCTAATACTTATACTGGAAAACAGACTTTTAGCGGCACAACCAGCACACTTGCCGTTGTGTTAAACGATGCAGCAGAAGTAGCTACAGTGTCTGCAACAGCAGCCACGGGTACGATTGCCTATGACATCACTACGCAGTCTGTCCTGTACTACACAAGCAACGCATCAGCAAACTGGACTGTTAACTTTAGAGCATCAAGCGGCACAAGCTTGAACACGGCTATGACAACAGGTCAGTCAGTAACAGCAGCATTCTTGGTCACTCAAGGTGCTACGGCTTATTACAACAGTGCTGTGCAGGTAGATGGCACAACCAGTGGCGTAACAACAAGATGGCTTGGTGGCGCACCTACAGCAGGCAACGCAAGCGGCATCGACAGTTATAGGTACTTAATAATCAAGACCGGCAGTGCAGCGTACACTGTGTTGGCTTCAGTCACTCAATTTAAGGCGTAACCTATGCCATTACAATCAACATCAGGTGCTGCGAGTTACGATGCCTTTGGTGGCGGTGTAGCTGTTATTCCGAATTACATAGAAGAAGTTTTTAGTACATACCTCTACACAGGCAACGGCGGTACAAAGACCATCACCAACGGAATTGATCTTGCTGGCGAGGGTGGGTTGGTTTGGATTAAAGATAGAAGTGCTGTCAGCCAACACGAAATATTTGACACAGTTCGGGGGCTTACTCAGGCGATACACAGTGAGACAACGGCACAGCAGTTCGCTACAGGGGATATAACCTCAGCGAACTCCAATGGCTGGACTATGTCAAACGCTAACGCTAGAATAAATGCAAATACTATTACCTACGTCTCATGGACATTTCGCAAGCAGCCGAAGTTCTGTGATGTTCAAACTTTTACAACAACAGGGACGGGCGGCACTCAAATACTGAGCCACGACTTAGGTGCTGTCCCTGCGTTTATCTTGCTTAAAAAAACCAGTGGCACTGGAAATTGGTGGGCAATACATCGTTCAGTTACACAGTACAGTCCTAATTGGTGGCAGAACACAGGAGTGCTAGAAGGAACTGGTGCGTTTTTTCAGGGAGACCTTCTTACGTCAGAGCCTACTGCTACTCAAATTGCACTCGGCCCAACATTTACAAACTCAGGAAATGAAGGCACATACGTTGCCTACATATTCGCCCACAATGCAGGCGGCTTTGGTCTGACGGGTTTGGACAATGTTATAAGCTGTGGGAGCTTTACAACTGATGGCAGTGGTGTTGCGAGCGTAAGTCTTGGGTATGAGCCGCAGTGGGTAATGACAAAAAATTCATCTGGCTCAAGTGCGTGGCGTATGTTTGATACCATGCGAGGAATGACAGTCGCGGGTCAAAATGATGCGCTCCTTCAAGCGCAGTCATCGTCTGCGGAAATCATAAACTCGGATTATTGTTCGCCTAATGCTACTGGGTTTGCAATTGATGGTCATAGTGGTAGCGCAACCCACATCTACATAGCCATACGCCGTGGCCCAATGAAAGTGCCAACGAGTGGGACGGAGGTGTTTGATGTGGGCACAAGGTCTGGCAGTGGTAGCGTTGCCAAAACAAACAGCGATATATTGACTGATCTGACGTTTATTAAAAACCGCACAAGTGGCGGCGAGTATTGGGCGTGGACTCCTAGGCTAAACGGCGATTTAACGCTTCAGTCAAATAGCACTGATGCCAACCTTACGGGCGCAATGGCAACCAACCCGTGGGATACCATGACAGGCGCGTTTTGCGCGGCTTCAAACGGGGCAACAAATTCTGGAAGTTTGATTGACTACTCGTTCCGCCGCGCCCCCGGCTTCTTTGATGTGGTTTGTTATACGGGGACGGCTCCAACGGCTCAAAATTTAACTCATAACTTAGGTGTTGCACCAGAATTTATTATTATAAAAAGAAGGGATGCTAGTGGGTCTTGGTTTACAGGCTCAATGTTTACAAGCACTACAGTTACCAGAGCAGTTTTAAACGCAAATAATGACCAAGATTTAAATAGCCTTTATTCTGGACAGTCAATATTTGGTGGTCAACCAACAGCTTCTGTTTTTAGTGTAGGAACAGGTAGTGGGGCAAATGCATCCGGCGGCACATTCGTTGCCTACCTATTCGCCACCCTCGCTGGAGTCTCCAAAGTCGGCAGCTACACAGGCACAGGTACAACGCTTCAGATCAACTGCGGCTTCACAGGCGGTGCGAGGTT